GTTATTAATGGTGAAGTAATTGGAGAATATGCATCAGAAAAAGAAGCAACTGAACTTGATGTTCAAGAGTTTTATAAAGATAAGAAATTCTATAAGTTTGTTCAAAAATCAGGAGAATCATTACAAAGTTTCTTCCGTTCCACATTTAAATATGTAGTTGGAGAAGAAGTAACTGCTGAAAAAGAATACCCTAATAATTCATACGGTGCTCACGGCAAATTATTCTTCAATCATAAATACGAATTAAAGAGTTCAACATATTTTAGCAACACTGATAAGGTATTAATTGAAGTTGAAATTGACGGAACAAATGTAATTGAAGATAGTTCGAATGAAATCACTGCTAGTAAATGCAAGGTTGTTCGAGAAGTACCAGAAGCAGAATGGAAAGAGTGGATCGGATTTAAGGATGAAGAAGAAAAATTTATCTTATTCTAATTAGATAATATTTCAGTTTTATTAAAAGATGGAGAAAATGGAGGAATTATGATGAAAGTTAAAAAATTAATTAAACACAGTGCGGACAACGAAACGTTTGAGATTTATAAAAACGAAACCCTTATGACTAAAGGATATGGTTTTGAAGAAAATGTTCAAAAATTCAAGAATAGAGAAATTTACTTCTTTCATTCATCAGATAGACATTCACTAATAGTTAACATTAAGTAAAAATCACATTTTATAAAAATTGGAGGAAAGTATTATGACCACATGGTTTATCGCAGATACACATTTTCGTCACAAAAATGTATTAGAGTTTGAAAATCGTCCATTTGAATCGTTAGAGGAAATGGAAGAAAAGATGATTAAAGCGTGGAATGATGCTGTTGCTAAAACAGATACAGTTTATATTGTAGGAGATTTCTGTTTCGCTAATAACAAAGAATGGATTGAAATTTTAGATCAATTGAAAGGTAACATTATCTTAGTTAAAGGTAATCATGATAAGTCTAAAATCATTAAACGAGTACAAAATGAAGGTTATTTAAATGAGATTTATGAGGTAGGAAAGTTAATTCAGCATGAGAAATTATTCTTTTATGTAACGCATTTCCCTTTTGAAATCGGGGAGCGTCCACAATACTTTAATATTTCTGGACATATTCATTCTAAAGAAAGTAATTTAATTAATCAGTTGAATGTAGGTGTAGATTCTAAATTAATGCATGATTATTATCTCATTTCAGATGTACCATTTGGAACTCCAGTTCCATTTGAATATTTAATTGGATATGCTGAAACAGTAAATTTAGAGATGCGAGAAAAATATGTTCGAGGTCAATAAATTATAAAAAGGTGGTAATTTGACAATGCATACTGTAAGTAAAGAAATAGGATTAGCCTTGGATGCTGCTATTAAAGAATTTACATTACATGGAGTTTTAGATGTTGTACCAAAGAATTTCGATAAATGGAGTAATGACTGTGAACCATTAAATGATATCAGCGTATACCAATTAGCATCATTTATCATTGAAGGATATAGTTATCCAAAATCAACAGAAGAAACTTTAGAAATTTTTGTTAATTGGTTAAATAATTATAGCACTGACATTCCTTTACAAACAAAAAATAGTAGTTATCGTAAAGGACGTAGAGAAGTATTAAATAACATTGAAATAAAATTAAATGAATTAGGTTTATTAGGAGGAAAATAAATGTATAAATTTTATAACGATTTAAAAGATTTTATTCTTAAACAAGATCAAGAAGTTAAAAATATTCTTATCCAGTACTATGAAACGTTATTTCAATTGGAAAGTTTTCAAGAAATAAAAGAGTTGCTAACACAATATGAAAATGGCAGTTATATCATTGATTATAATGAACCTGATGATCATGATTACTCTTCTAATGGATGGTTTGAAATTTACAATATGTCTAATTCAACTTCATATAATATTGAATTAGACATCGGTGATATGCGAGGAAGTTACTGTCAATGCACACCTGATGACGCTGGTTACAATTCTGATAAAAATTGCTGCGGAGTACAGTGTGATGCTCATTTACCAGGAGTATCGATTATTAAAACATCAAAGGTTATTAGTTATGAGTTCCAAGGACATGAATGTGATCTGTGGAAATTAGAAAAGAAGTGGTTGACTGACTTTGAGAAAGAATCATTACATAAGAAAAAGGCTGAAAAGGTAATTAGTTTAGAAGCACAAATCGAGCAATTACAAAAAGAATTAAACGTAGTAAAATCACAGTTATAAAAATTAAATAATAAAATACATAAAATTACTTGCAATATAAGAATAAGGTGCTATAATAAATATATAAGTTAAGAAAGAGGGTGATGACAATGGTCAGTAGATTGACTTTTACAGAAGAACAGGAGATAGAAATCTTGAATGAGCTAGATTTTATGAATGATCAAAAAGAATTTACTCGTGATAATGCTGTTTGGTGTAATAAGACAATCAAGAAGCTGCTACTAGAATTACATTTTTTAAGAAATGATATTATTAATAAATAAAATACATAAAGGTGGTAATTACTTGAATGAAACACCGTTGCAAGAAAATGAAATTCAATTAACTTCTGAGTATAGGATTACAGGGGATAAGATGAATATTATCCTCACGGAGCGTTACCAGAAACAGGACGGTAAAGGTCGAGGTAAGGGGTTGTTAGATGAATATACTTATGGTAGACCTAAGTATTATGGTACATTAAATGCATTAGTTGATTCATTGATTAAAAATGAAGTAATTGATTCACTTGGTAAGATAAAAGAATTACAAGAAATAATCCCTCGTATTGAAACAATTAGAAACGAGATTAAAGAATACATAAATGAACAAGTAACAATTGTACAAGAAAGTACAAAAAGTAAGAATAATAGAAAAGTAAAAGGTATAGAAATTGCAGAAGATGATGAAGTAAATGATGGTGATGCCGATTGACAATTCGCTATGTTGGAATTGACCCATCATCAATGACAGGATTCTTTATACAAGATGAAAAAGGTAAGACTATAGTTGAAACTGATTTATTTTATACATACAGAAAAGATCCAGAAAGAATGATTTACATTGCTGAAGAAATAATTAAGAAATTAAACTTAGAAACAGACATCATTTGCATTGAAAACTTCAGTTACAATTCAGTTGGACAAGGGATCGACTATCAATTTGGGGTCGGCTGGATAATCAGAGAACATCTGCATAATGCAGGATTTAAATATTATGATGTCAGTCCGAAAAGTTTAAAGAAGTTTGCAACTGGTAACGGTAATTCGTCAAAAAAACTTATGGTTGCACCTATAGAAAAACGTTGGGGATTCAAACATCCTAGTGATAATGTTACAGATGCTTTCGTATTATCAGAAATTGCGAAAGCTATTGATAAGGGTAATGATTATGAAGGAATAAAAGATCATGAGAATCAAGTTGTGAAAATTGTTAAAAGTGGTATTTTGAATAAAGAGCAATGGAAAGAAATTAAACCTCCTCCTTGGATGAATCCAAGAAGTAAATACTACTTCAAGCGTGAAGGATTAGACGAAGAAGTACAGGTATAATAAATAACATTATACATAATTAAAAATAACTATCGAACCTTGAGTGATGTAAATAATTAAAATTTATACATATAAAGGTGAATTTTCTAAACAATCGCATGTTCTCAAGTAATAAGTTTCGCCAAAGCTTATTGCATATTCTCAAAATAAAATCCTAATATTATTTAAACTTTAGTTAGGTACATTGTGATTTGTTCGATAGTTAAATGATAAAATACATAATTGAAATGGAGAGATTTATTAATATGGCTAAAAAGAACAAAGGCGAAATTAAGATTAACAAAAAACACGAAGGTAAAGAGTTTTCAAATAGTTTTCACTTTGTAGGTTTAGTTAAACCTGTACAAAAGAAAGATAAAGATACAGATAGTTGGTATGATGTTGAAATCTTTGATACTAATAAAACTCAAACTAATAAAGACCGTCGAGTATTACAGTTTGTTGTTGAAACAGCATTTAAAAACGAACTTAAAGTTGAGTTAGCAGGAATGGAAATGGGGAGTGCCTACGCTTATAGCTCTACTCATAAAAAAACTGTAAAGCTTGATTGGAATGATCGTTTAGATAAATCTAAATATCCAGATGAAACATATCATTTAATTCAAACTGATTGGGACAAAGCAGAGCGTCTTGGTCAAATTGTAGAAAAAGATATGTGGGTAGAAGTAAAGGGTAAATACGAATTTAGCTCATTTACTAATGACGAAGGCAAAGAAATCAATAATGTTAAACGAATTATTGAACATGTAGTGCCACTTAAAAATGGTGAAGTTATGATTAAAGGTTTAACAGAAGGAGATACTTTCAAAGCCTACGATTCTGCTGAAGGTGGAAATTACTTAGGAATGGGCAAAGCTGATAAAGAAGGCGTAGCGACTGTTCGTGTAGGATGGTTAAATCCTGAAGGAGGAAAGTTATACATAACTAAAGTTACTGACGATGTAGAAGGAACACGATCAGAACAATCTTATAGCTCTACGGTAGTAGAAGGTGAACGCATTACAATCAAGAATAATGTAGATAGCCAAATTGGATTACCTAAAGTTGATGGAAATCGAGGCTATAACTATGTTCCTTATGTACGAAACTTTAAGGATGAGAGCTTTACAGAAATTAATTCATTTGAAATGCAACTAGGTATCAAATCTACATATCAAGATGAGACAACACTAGATACTAAGATCAATGGAGTGTATTTGGATTATGGTAAAGATAAATCCGTTCCACGAGATGTTGAGTTAGTAGTTTATCATAAGGAAGCTGAAGAAGGTAAGACTCCGTTTGCTACAGCATTCGGACGACTGAATCATTTAGATTTCTTAGTAGTAGAAGGTATCGACAATAATCGAGCTGAGTTCACAATGGTAGAAGTTGCAGAAAAAGAAGAGGATAATCCATTTGAAGATGTGAGTGAGAAGGTCACAAGTTATGAACAAGCATCATCTGGTACGAAAAAAGGGTTAGAGGTATTACGTTATATTCAAGGTACATTCGCTCGTGAATTACTGACTGAAGATGAAATTACTTTAAATGTAACAAGTAATGAAGATCCGTTTTCTAAAGCACCAATTGAAGTTTCCGAAGACGACTTGCCTTTCTGATTCAAAAGACCTATATAACTATTCCTTATATTAAAAACAAAAATACATAATTTGAAATGGAGAGATTTATTAATATGGCAGGATTCCGTAATAAAGTAAAAAGTAATAAACCAAAGGTACAACTAGAAAGCATTACAACATTAGTAGCAGGCGGATGGAAAACAGGTAAAACTCGATTATGGAAAGAGGTAACTGAGCTTCATTACGCTTCACCAGATGACGTATTATTAATGGCATTCGAAGATGGCTATGAAACATGGGAATTAGACAACATTGTCGCTTTACATGAGCAAGGTACGGACGATACTCTATGGAAAGTTTGGGAGTATTTTAAGAAAACAGTCGTACCAGACTTAGTAAAAGAGGCAAAAGATAACCGTATTACAAAGTTAATTGGAACAGATACAGCAGACCGAGCAATTGATGCTTGTACTGCTTGGGTACTGTATGATCGAGGGCGAAAATACGGTAAAGTATTTGCTTCACTTCAAGAGATATCCGACAACACATCTGAAAATGGATGGACTGTATTAGCCGAAGAGTTAAAGAAACCTTTTGATACATTAAAGAATGCAGGATACGGTTTATTCCATATCGCATGGACTAAGGAAAAGGAAACTACTTTACATGACGGTAAAAAATATAACTCTATTCAATTGATGATGAATAATACTGGGCGTAAAGTATTTGAATCTCAGGCTTCACTGATTTGTTGCTTATTCAATGAAACATCGGTATTAGATAAAGCAGGTAATGAATTAGAAGAAAATATTAAAGATAAAAAAGGTAAAGAAAAGGCTACTAACTTCCACGATACGCAAACAATGATGTATTTCCGACCATCTGAGTATGTTGAAATTGCAGGAGGACGCTACACTAATTTACCTGAGAAAGTAGAATATAGTGCACCGAATTTCTTAAATGTATTTGAAGAAGCTGTAAAAGGTCAATTGAAGAAGACAACTCAAACAGTAGAAGAACTGAAAGAGGAAGAGCAAGTGGAACGTGAGGAAAAAGTTAAGGAATTAGTAGAAAAAACGGATAATAATCCTGACGCAGTGCTTTTGCAAATTGACGAAGTTGTAGCCAGTATGACACAAGAACAAAAAGTTAAGGCAAGTGTAGAGTTTGAAAAAGCATTTAAAGTGAAGAATTATAAGCAAGAAAAGGGTAACCTTGAGAACCTTAAGAAAGCATTAAATATTGTAACAAGTATTACAGAAGAATAAATACATAATTAGGGTAGGATAGCTTTATTCTACCCTTTATTTTTAAATAAGAGGTGAAAGAAATGCCAAAATGCCAATGGTGTAAGGAAAATGGAGAAAAAGAATTCATGCATTGTGATGAGAAACCTACTGGACAATTTAATAAAAATGGATCACCGAAAATGTTTAGGAAGTATTTTCATACATCATGTCACGGATTGTTTTTAGATGATAAAGAATGTAAGCGAATTGAAGCTGATAAGCTAAATGACTTGTATCAGTATTTATTAAAATTACATAACCTAATTGCTTTAGACGAGAGAATGATGGAGAAAATACAAGATTTACGAAATGGAACAATAAAGATTAATAATAAAAAGGTTAAAAAATATAAGTCAGGCGTACCTTATGAATTGATGCTTCAGGCGTATCATTACAATACAAATACGATTGATGATGTGATGCGTAAAATGCATTTCAAAGAAAAATGGAATGAATTCTCATATGTGTTTGGAATTATAACTAAAAGCGTCAACGATATTCATGCCTTGAACGAACGAAAAGAAATGGCAGAAACGTTTAAAAGTAAGGTGTCAGTAGAATCAATCGAAATCAATGTCAAAAAGAAAGAGGTAAAGAAAGTAGACGAATTGGATATTTCAGAATTATTGTAGGAGTTGAAAGCTATTGAATTATGCTAAAGAATTTGTAGAGCCTTCATTTTTGCATGAGTCTTTACTTAACGGATATTTATGGAATAACCCTAATTTGTATCAAAAGTATAAAACACATAAGATTACAAAAGAAACATTCACTGAAAACGTATGGTACTTTTATTTTACTTTAGGATTTGAGATGTATAATAACGGAATTCGAGATTTTGATGATAAGACAGTTTATACATATATTGTTTCTCAGCCAAAAGAAGTAGGTAAGAAGAGTTACATTGATTCGTATAATCTCTTTGGTGGTTATGATACTATCTCAGAACTTATGGATGCATGTAAGACTGATTCACAAAATGATGAGTATCATTTTAGTGAGATACAGAAATATGAAAGTTTTAGGAAGTTACAAGATGAGGCATTGATCAACGTCAATGATAAAGACCTAATAAATAAACTGTGTAAGGTAACATTAAAACAAGCGCAATTATACATACAAGTTAAAGCTAAAGAAGCTTTTGCACAAGTTAATTCAGGAGATGTAATTGAGCACGACTTAGTAGATAACTTAAAGGAAACTATTGAAGAACTTAATCTAGGAGAATCGATGGGAATTCCTTTACATGATGCACCACGTTTGAATAGAAAAATTAAGGGTTGGAAAAACGGTTCGCTCTATTACTTAATACTATCGTCTGGTGTTGGTAAGAGTTCTATTGCGATGGAGAAGTTCATTCTTAGCTTATTTGAAAATAAGGAAAAAGCTATTTTAGCTATTAATGAAGAAAGCGTTAAGAAATGGAGACAGTTATTACTCTCGACAATCTCAACTAAGATACTAAAGAAACCTATTAATCGTGAAAAAATGTATGAAGGAAATTTTACTCCCGAAACATTTAAGAAGTTAGAAGATGCATCTAGTTGGGCTAGAGAAAACGGTCAAGGTTTAATTAAAACATTGGAGCTTAAAAAATTCCGTATGCAAGATATACATAATCGAGTAGAACTGTATCGACCTAAAGGTTACTCTAAATTAATAATAGATACTTTTAAGCCAGATAGATCACAAAGCGATATGGCACGATGGGAAGCTTTCTCTAATTCAGCACAAGAACTACATGATTTAATTAAAGAAGATAATTACAATGTAGGAACTTTAGCAACTGTACAGTTGAAGCTAGGTAAAGAAACAAGATTCCTCGACTTAGATAGTACAGGTAAAAGTATGGAGATTAATGAAGTTGCGGCTGTTGTTATGATGGGAAGGTTAATGTTCGCTGATGAGTATGAAGGTAAGTATGCGCTTAAACCTTATAATTACAAAAAAGATGAATTCACTGGAGAATGGTATCCAAAAGACTACAAATTAGATCCTCAGAAACTGTATCTTGTATTATTTCTTGCAAAGAACAGATTCGGTAGTGAGGAAGAGCAAATACTTTTTGAAGTCAATTATGAAATCAACTCATTCAAAGAAGTAGCTTTAGTAAAAGTTCCTCGTTACGGAAATTAATAAAGATATAAGTAGGTGGAGGGATGTCTGAATTACGGCAAATAGAATCTAAGATATATAACGAAGACCGTATAGAAGAATTGTTAGAGTACTTAGATTGTTGGGATATAATGACTGAACAATACGGTATATTATATGTAGCAGGACTTCCTGACGGAGATAATAGCAGAAGTGTTCAGATTAAGAATACTGAGTCATTGTCAGTAAATATAAGATCAAAAGGTATAACAGGAAGTATATTCGACTTAGTAAGTTACATTATTTTTGGTTCTGAAACCGAACAAGAAATGAAGGATACTCTTTCAAAAAGTAAATTTTGGATTTGTAATAAATTAAATTATCCAGAATTTATAGATGAATTCTATAGAGTTACTTCTGATACACAAGAACCTGTTAAAAATTATAATGAATGGCTTAAAAAAGCTTCAACAAAAATTAATAAGAGTAACACTTTGAATGTAGTGTTGTCAGATAAATACATAAATGAGTACGAAATAATTCCGTATTACAAATGGTTTAAAGAAGGGTTAAGTATAACTACACAAAAGTATTTTCAAATAGGTATTGATGTAAATACAGAACGTATTACATTTCCAGTACATAACAAGAACGGAGAACTAATTGGTATTAAGGGTAGGTATTGTGGAAAAAACAAAGAAATAGAAGATAAGTACAAGTACCTTTATCTGATACCTTGTAATAAATCACTAGAGCTATTTAATTTACATAGGGCTTTACCTCATATACAACGATTAAAAGAAGTGATCGTAGTAGAAGGTGGAAAAACAACGATGTTCCTAAAGCAATGGAATTATCCTAATGCAGTATCGATTGAAGGAGATTCTCTTTCTCCCCCACAAATAAAGTTGTTGAAAGAATTAGGTTTAGATATAAAATACATATTTGCTTTTGACAAAGACAAAGATGCTGAGTATGTGAAAAAAGAGGCATCAAAACTAACAGGTAGAATGAAATACGGAATTATTGATATTGAAAACAATTTAGAACATAAGGATTCTCCTACAGATAAAGGTAAGGAAGTATGGGACAGCTTATATAAAAATAACATATACAAAATATAGATAGGAGAGGTAACTTGAGTAATTTACCAAAATTCAGTTACAGTAAGTTGGCTACATTCGTACAATGTCCAATGAAATACAAGTACAAATACGTAGACGGTAACTATGTACAGTCCGATGCGATTCACTTGGATTTAGGAAACTTATTACATAAAGTATTGGAAATAAAATATAGAAACATAATTGAAGGTATACCCAATGATTACGCTTATTTAAAAGAAGTGTATTTAAAAGGAATTGCAGAAGATACAGATAAGGATAAAGGAAACTTTATCATAGGTGTAAATGCTATCAAAGAAAAATTCGGAGAAGATACATTTATTGAAGTAAATACAAAAAGTAATTTAAGTTATGAAGATAAATTAGAAACCTTCTTACACTATCTTGAACAAGATTCTATTGGTGACTGGAAACCGTTGGCGGTCGAAATAAACTTTAACTTTGAATATGAAGGTAAAGTAATCCTTAATGGATTCATTGATCGAATTGACATTAACGATAAAGGAGAGTTACGTGTAGTCGATTATAAATCATCAAATAAGGTATATGAAGATAAAGATCTAACTACTCCTTTACAAATGTTTATTTACGCTTTAGCTTGTGAAAACATTTTCGGTAAAACCCCCATAGAATTTATGTACGATATGATTTTACTAGGTGAGAAACAGTTAGCTTGTACAAAAGGTTATTATAAACGAGGGTTGAAGAAGTTAAACAAAATTCTAGATTCAATATTTGAAGTAGAAAAGTCAGGTTTATACGCTCCTAAAGCAACTCCGTTGTGTCATTGGTGTGATTATTCTATTACAAATCCTAATGCACCATTTTATTCACAAGACTTATGTAATTACTACAGTTTATGGACACCTGACAATAAGACATTTAAAGTGAATCGAAAATTTGAGGAAAAAGATGAATTTGAATTTTGAAAGTGGGAGGCTAAGGGAGGAGTAATTAATTGAGTAAATTACTAGAAGGTAAGAAATTAATATTTATGGACTTCGAAGTATTCTCTAATAGTATTCATCCAGAAACAGGTCAACCTTATTGGATGGTTGTATTTATAGAATTAAGTTCTATGAAGAAGTTTACAATAAAAAACGATTACGATAAGTTACGATGGTTTTATAGTGTATATAAAGATGATGTATTCATTGGTTATAATATAAGAGGTTACGACCAATGGATTATGAAAGGTTTACTATTAGGACAGGATGCAGGATATATAACTAAACAAATTATCGAAGAAGATAAAAAGGGTAGCTATGTTGTTAGAAATCACAAGTCTATACCTATGAATATTTTTGATGTTGCAACTGGATTTCATGGTTTGAAACAATTAGAAGCCTTTATGGGTAGTCGAATTAAAGAATCAGATGTACCTTTTGATATAGATAGACCTTTAACTCAAGATGAAGAAGATGAAGTAGAAGAATACTGTACTCATGATGTAATGGAAACAATCAAAGTTTATCATAAACGTATATCAGCTTTTAACGCTCATGTAGGGTTATTAGATATGTTCAATGTACCAATAGAACATATTTCTAAGACATCTGCACAATTAACAGCTCTTATATTAGAAGCTGAGAAACAAGAATATAAAAATGATGAATATGATTTCATTTATCCTGATACATATCGATTAGAAAAATATCCACAAGTAAAAGAGTTCTTTGATTCAATAAAGAATGGGACATTTGTTCCGACAAAGTTTGAAAAAGGAAAACCTAAAATTGAGATTGAATTCGATATAGCAGGTGTACCTACAGTTTATGCACTAGGCGGACTTCACGGTGCGATTAAAAACTACATGTATGAAGGTAGAATTTATTCGCTCGATGTTGCGTCACTTTACCCTGCACTAATATTAGAATATGGATTAATGAGTAGAGCTTGTGAATCTGATGCTAAATTTAGATATATTCGTGACGAACGTATTGTATTAAAGAAAGCTAAAAACCCTTTACAAGAAGCTTTAAAACTGGCGATCAACACAGTTTATGGTACGTTCGGAGATCAATACAACAATCTATACGACAAACGTATGATGCGTTCGGTATGTGTAGCAGGGCAAATTCTATTAACTGATTTCATTGAACGCATCGAACCTTACTGTACATTGTTCAATTTAAATACAGATGGTGTATTCTTTGTATGCGAATCTGATGATAATTTAGCTAAGATTATTGAAGCACAAAAAGAATGGGAGCAACGTACTAGACTTATCTTAGAGTTAGAAGATTATGTGAGAGTAGTACAGAAGGATGTAAACAATTACATCGTAGTACCAGAAGGTGAATTATATACTGAAGAAGGTAAACCTAGATGGAAAGCTAAAGGTGCTTATGTAAAACAATTATCTGAAATTGACTACGATTTACCAATTGTTAATTTTGCAGTAACTAATTATTTCTTAAAAAATAAACCAGTTGAAGAAACAATCAATGAATGTAATAAATTACATGACTTCCAACGAGTAGTTAAGATGACTAACGCTTATGACTATGCAAAGAAGAATTGTAAGTTTGAAGCAGTCAAAGTATTAAATGAAGTTACAGGTAAAATGAATAAGAAAGTAATGTTAGTAGACGAAGGGTATTTACTGCAAGATAAAACTTTCCGAGTATTCGCTTCATTAAGAGAAGAGGATGGAGGGTTATTTAAACAGAAAAAAGGAGAAAATCCTGCTAAATTCCCTAACACTTCTGAAAAATGCTTCATTGATAACGAATCTATGGAAGGTAAAACAGTTCCAGATTATTTAGATCGTCAATTCTACATCGATTTGGCACAGAAACGAGTGAATCATTTCTTAGGAGTTAGTAACCGTAAGAAGAAGGCGGATACTAGTGATTGATATTAATAAATAAATTACATAAAAATTAAATATTATTGAAAATACATAAAAGAAAGAGGTAATTTTTAGTGCAGAAAAAACACGTAGTAATGTTTAGTACAGGTGCAGGAAGTGCATGGTTAGCTAAATATGTAGTAGACAAGTATGGTAAGGAAAATACGATCATCTTAATTACAGATACTAAATGGGAAGATGAAGACAATTACCGTTTCATGAAAGAAGTTGCTGATTATATTGGAATAAAGATCACAGAAAAAAATGATGGACGTACTCCAGAAGATATTTTCCGTAAGGATTTGTATTTTGGAAACTTTGGAACTGCACCATGTAGCAAAGAGTTAAAGATGAAGCAAACATTTTTATACATACAAGAATTGATTGATCAAGGAATTATGCCAATATTATACTTCGGTATTGATTATAAAGAAGCTAGACGAGCTCCACGACTAGCTTATAATTATAAACACAATGTAGATGTATTCGAAGATGGGGTAGAATTAAGATTTCCTTTGATTGCTGAAATTGATGGAGAACCAGTTAGCGGTAAACAACTAATACATAGTAGAGATTTCTTGAATTCAGAGAAAATGCCTAAAGTATACAATAAAGAAATTTATGAATCGTTAGATGATCAGAATGCTGTCATTTGCACAGCTAATCCAAAAGTAGAAATTGAAAATGAGTGGGGAATAAAGTTACCTAGGATGTATACTGCTGTAGAAGAAGCAGCAAAGAATAAAAACAATATCAAAGCAAATGAATTATTAGAAAAAGGAGTAAAAGGTTTTTCACATGCAAACTGTGGAGGAATATGTGTAAAAGGTGGTACGGGACATTACTCAGTTTTGTATGCTGTCTGGAAAGATAGATATTTAAAAATGGAAAAGTTAGAGCGAGAAATTAACGAGGCACAAATTGCTAAGAATGGACGTAGATACACAATTTTAAGCAAGATGATCGGCACTGGTGAGTTTGATGAAAAAGGTAAAGAGAAGAAAAAGAAAGCACCATATTCATTAGAGGAATATCGCATTGAGGTACTGGAAGGAGATATTAATAAAGATATTGAAATAGTAGAAGACAATGTTTCATGTGAGTGCGTATTCTAAATAAAAAAATACATAATTGATTTTAAATAAAAGAAACCTATTATAAAAGGAGATTGATTACATATGTCTAACAAACGACGAGAAATGTTTTTATCAGGAAATCCAGTATTAAAACGATTTACTAAAAATACTGTTGTTAAGAATTTTGGAATCACTTCTGAAGAGTTTGATAAGTTGATTGATGATGGATTTATTGAAGAAAATAATAATGACATCTGTGTTAGCTGTTATCGAACTTGGAATCACGACCACGATCAATGTGTTTATTGTGGAGATGAGGAATTTGACAAGGAAGATAGCTATTACAGTTACAAGTGACATTTAATAAAAGGAATATTTTATAAAAAGTGAATTAAATAATTTTACAAATAAATAATAACGAAAGATAGGTGATTAAGATGCTTTGTATTAAATGTAATAAAGAAAATACTAAATGCATTGATGATATGCTACAACCACTTTACATAGCCGAGATATATGAGTGTAATGACTGTAAAGGTACAATTGAAGTAATTTACAATGGAGAAATTAAAAAAGATAAAATTAAAGATTATCGTTATTATAAGATTTTATAAAACACGCATTTTAATAAAAGTATTGGGAGGAAATAAATGAAGAAATACGATATTAAATTATCATTTAATGAACTAGAATTGATTGATGGTAAGGTTTCTGAAGATGCTCAAAAAGTAATTCAACTAGCTAGAAAAGAAAACTCATTTGGATTTTCATTAACAGTGATGAATGAAATTCTAAGAAAATGGACTGTTAAATTGGAGATACAAAGAAATCAGCAATTGCAGTTATTGTGATGACAAACCTCGTGATTACTATACGTATCCAAGAAGCACAAAATATCATAGAAAAGGTGAAAAGAATTATAGTAAACCAAAATACTATTCAGGTATTAAATTCAATGAAGGGTTTGTAACGATCCAAGGACAAGGGGATATGTGTCGAGAATGTTGTGAAAAACATAATGTAATTAACCAATTAATTGATTATATTCTAGCTAATGACTTGAAGATTCAAATTCAAAAGAATGATTATAAAGACAGTAAGTACCTAAAAGATGACATCAGAATATGCTACAACTGCGATAGTGAAATGAAAGAATCGGAAATGGGTAAATCTTCAACTATGATGGGAGATGGTA